CGCCAAGATTACATGAAAGCGCAGTTTGAAAAGAACGGCATAGAAAATCATGTGATGGTAGAAGGTTTCGATAGTAGTAAAGATGATTTCCATGAAAGTGACATCGTTTGTGGAAACTATTTTTCGCAGATGCTGAACGCGGAAATCGCAATATCAATGTCTCACATAAAAATGATAAAGCAGTGGCATGAAGACGAAAACGAACCGTATGGCTTCTTTGCAGAAGATGACTTAAATCTAGATATTGTAGAAAGGTGGGGTTTCGCATGGGAAGATTTCATAAGCAGGACCAACTTTAATTGGAATGTTATTCAATTAGTGCTTGTCAAAGTAGACCCAATACAAAAATTTGGCTTGGAAGTAAGAACAAACAAGAATTGGTCCGCGTGTGCCTACATTTTGAAAAGAGACTATGCAAAGCGTCTCATCGAAGATTGTTATCAAGACGGCAAATACGTTTTGAAGTTGAAAGGCGACCCTAATGCCATTCCGTATGCAGAAAACGTGATATACTTTCTTGGTGAACCACACACCTACACGATTCCTCTATTGCTAGAAAATGTAGATTTCAGTTCGAATTTCTTTGAAGGCGAAAATCTTGTGAAAGCTGATAATATGCGTTCAAATAAAGAAGTTAGTGATTGGTGGGATAAATATGGTTGTAGATTGTCTATAGATAGAATAATGAATGGGGCAAATTACAATAGGATTTCGCGTATGTATGGAGTTGATAGATGAATGATGTAGTATTGATAACTGGTGGTTTTGACCCTTTACATAGTGGTCACATAGCATACTTTAAAGCAGCAAAAAGTCTTGGGAGTAAGCTTGTTGTTGGGCTAAATTCGGACGAATGGCTTGCAAGAAAAAAAGGAAGGACATTCATGCCTTGGGAAGAAAGGGCGTCTATAATTCGTGAATTGAAAATGGTAGATGAAGTAATATCTTTTGATGATTCAGATAATACAGCAAATCATGCTATATTCCGATGTCTAAACAGAAACCCTGATAGAAAGATAATATTTGCTAATGGTGGGGACAGAAATAATTATACGACACCTGAATACAAAACATACGGGAAAATGCCATGGGTAGAATTTGTTTTTGGTGTAGGTGGTGAAGAAAAAAAGAATAGCTCTAGCTGGATTTTGGAAGAGTGGAAAAATCCTAAAACAAAGCGCAGTTGGGGGTGGTATAGGGTTTTAGATGATAAAGATGGTTACAAAGTCAAAGAATTGGTCATTGAACCATACAAGTCACTTTCCATGCAGAGACACTTCTATAGGTCGGAGCATTGGTATTCTTTGAAAGGCGAATGTGTCATAGAAACTGAATATAATGGCGTTCCTGATACGGTATTGCTTAAAGAGCAGACTCAAGGTTATGTGATAGGGAAAGAAGTGTGGCACAAGGCTTCAAACAATACAGACACTCATTGTCACATTCTTGAAGTTCAATATGGTGAAAAGTGCATTGAAGATGATATTGAAAGAAGAGACACATGAAATGATAAATAGAAAGAAAAAGGATTTCATGAATGGCGAAACCACAGTCAAAAGAACAGTTCAAAGAATATTGCCTTCGTAAGTTAGGTCATCCTGTTATTCAGATAAACGTGTCTGAGGAACAGGTTGATGACCGTGTGGACGAAGCCCTTTCTTTTTGGAATGATTATCACTACAATGGTAGTGAACTTATATACCTAAAGCATGTTCTAACTCAAGAAGATATAGATAGGGAATACATCGAAGTTCCTGAAAGACTTCTTGGCGTTGTCAGAATATTTGATCTAAGTTCTTCAATTTCTTCAGGAACTGGTATGTTCAATGTCACATATCAATTTGTCCTTAATAACATAGGCGACATTACAGGGTATAATATTCAGAATTACTACATGTCAATGCAGAATCTTCGTTTCATGCAAGAAATGTTGGTTGGATATCCGATGATTCGATACAACAAGCATATCAACAAATTGTATCTTGACATGGCTTGGGATAAGCTTACAGTCGGAAACTACATTATAATAGAAGCTTATGACATAATTGATGAGCAGCTATACATAGACATGTGGAATGACAGATGGTTGCAAAACTATGCAACGGCTTTGATAAAAGAACAGTGGGGTTCTAACCTTACAAAATTTACAAACATGCAGTTGGTTGGTGGCGTTCAGTTTAATGGGGAACAAATATTAAGTGATGCTCGTGAGGAAAGAAGAACTTTAGAAGAACAAGCAATCGCATCACTTCAACCATTGATATATAATTTCTCTGGATGAAAACATATAATAAATACATCATATATTTTCAATACGTTAATACTTATTATACCCATTTTTGAAACCTTGTCAAGAGAAAAATAGCAATGTCCACAAACGTTTTTTTCCAAAATTACAACTTTTTCAATGAGCAAAATCTCATTGATGACCTTGTTATAGAAAGCATACAGATATATGGCGTTGACACGTTCTATGTGACAAGAAACATAGAAGAATTTGACGAGATTATGAATGAAGATGGGTTGTCTATTTTCAATGCTGCATATCAGATGGAAGTGTATGTCAAATCTGTAGATGGCTTTGAAGGCGAGGGTGATTTCCTTAGTAAATTTGGATTGCAGATTCGTGACCAAGCTACATTCACTGTTGCTATAAGAACATTCGAAAGACATGTTACGAGACTTCAACCAAACCTGATAAGGCCAAATGAAGGTGATTTGGTTTACATGCCTATGAACAAGAAATTTTTCAAAGTCATGCATGTCGAACACGAATCGGTTTTCTATCAAACGGGTTCCCTTCAAGTGTTTGATTTGAAGTGTGAATTGTTTGAATATTCTAACGAAAGATTTGCTACTGGAATCGAAGATATTGATACCCATTATGCGCCTTATCGAACTGACAATGTTGAAGATTTGGAAACGCTGTTTGATGTAGATCCGATAGCAAAAAACATATTCTACGAAGAAAAAAGTAAAGACATTATAGATTTTAGTGAAGTTGACCCATTTAGTGAGGTTATAAACAGACCTACGAATTATAACTCAGAAGAGAATCAAACATAATGGCAATAGTAAATCAGTTCTATAACGCGACTACGAAAAAATATGTGGCAATTTTTGGATCAATATTCAATAAGATTTCCATAGTTCGCTATTCGCAAACTGGTGAAGAAATACAAAGAATGGTGGTACCAATATCATATGGTCCATATCAGAAGTTTTTGGCGCGTGTTGTTCAAGACTCGAATTTGGATAGAAAAACGGCAATAACACTTCCTAGAATGTCATTTGAAATAACTGGTATGTCTTATGACGGAACAAGAAAAGTCAACTCCATAAAAAAACTTCGTGCTGGCACAACAGAAAACGATCCAGAATTGTCATCTTTCCAATATTCACCAGCGCCATATAATATTGATTTCACACTAAGTATAATGACAAAATATGCGGAAGATGGCACACAGATTCTTGAACAGATTATACCATTTTTCAAACCCGAATGGACAACAACGGTAAAGCTTATAGACAATATAGAACCATTGGACATTCCTTTGGTGTTGACAGGCATAAACCTTGAAGATGTTTACGAGGGCGACTTCATTACCAGAAGAAGTTTACTTTGGACGCTAAATTTCACCATGAAGGCTTGGTATTTCGGTCCAACCCGCGATAGGAAAGTTATCAAGTTGATAGATACTAGATACTTCACTTCCACAAATGCCGATTCCCCTATCAAGTCTATAGTTACCCTACAACCGGGTTTAACTGCTAACGGCGAACCCACAACTGATATTGAACAGACTATTCCATACAGTGAAATCATTGAAGATGATGAATGGGGCGTTATTATTTTGAAAGTTGAACCAGAAGATGAAAGTTGAATAATATGAGTGAAGAAAAAATGGCAGAAGCATTAGGACTAAGACCACTTTCTGAATTTGAAGATGAAGAACCAGTGAAAGGCGTTCCTGTTGTGATTGAAGAAAATGAAATCGTGATTGCCACGACACTTGATGATGAAGTCGTAAATGATATAGAAAAAGCCAAAGCAAACATAGAAGATTTGATTGACAAAGGTGGGGAATCTTTAGATTCTCTTCTATCACTCGCAAGGCAATCGGAATCGCCAAGGGCATTTGAAGTTGTATCTACGATGATGAAAACGCTGATAGATGCCAACAAAGAATTTGTCAATATGTCTGAAAAGAAAAAATATGCCAAAGAAGATCATCCTGCCGCACAAACTAACATAACGAACAATAATCTTATACTTTCGACCACAGATATTTTGAATATGTTGAAAGGTGATAAGGAAACATAATATGACAGATATGTATATAGTTGGAAAAACATACGGTGAATTGGGATTTGAGCATGTCTGACGGATATTTAGGTAACGCAAATTTAAAAAGGTCTTCCATTCCAGTAGAATGGACTCCTGAAATGATTCAGGAATTTTTGAAATGTTCCGAAGATCCTATATACTTCTCAGAAAAATACATAAAAATAGTTCATGTGGATAGGGGCCTCATCCCCATTAAACTTTACGATTATCAAAAAGAAATCATAAACAGCATAACTTTTAATAGAAGGGTTGTATGTAATACTTCAAGACAGGCTGGAAAAACAACCACTGCAGTTGCAATTATTTTACATTATGTTCTTTTCAACAGTTACAAAACAGTAGCTCTTTTAGCTAATAAAGGTGATGCAGCAAGAGAAATATTGGATAGAATACAGATTGCCTACGAAGCTTTGCCAAAATGGATTCAACAAGGCGTAATCACTTGGAACAAAGGTTCCATAGAGTTAGAAAATGGATGTAAGGTTGTTGCCGCTGCATCGTCATCTAGTGCGATTCGTGGCAAATCCATATCTTTTCTTTACATAGACGAGACGGCTTTCCTTGAAAATTGGGATGAGTTCTTTTCGTCTGTTTACCCTACAATTTCTTCTGGCGAAACCACAAAAATACTATTAACATCTACGCCAAATTCTTTAAACCATTTTTGGAAAATATGTAAAGGCGCTAAAGAAAAGACTAATGGTTACATTTATATTGAGGTTCCTTGGCATAGAGTTCCTGGGCGTGGCGACGAATGGAAAAAAGAAACATTGTCTGGTATGGATTTTAACATGGAAAAGTTTGAACAGGAATTTAACTGTTCATTTATAGGCAGTTCTGGAACGCTTATATCGGGGCAGAAGCTCAAAACGCTTTTACATTCAAATCCCATAGCCCAAAGCGAAGGTATAATGCAATATGAAAGACCTATAAAAGATCACATATACGCATTGATAGCAGACGTTTCTAGGGGTAAAGGATTAGACTATTCAGCATTTTCTGTGATAGATGCTACAGAAATGCCATATAAGCAAGTTTGCACTTTTAGAGACAACTTTGTGGGGCCTGTTGATTATGCCGCTATAATTTATAGAATTGCCACGATGTATAATGAAGCAATGGTCATGGTTGAAATCAATGACATTGGTGGGCAAGTTAGCGATGTTCTATATTTGGAATATGGTTACGAAAACATAATATTCACAGAAAACGCTGGCAGAAGTGGTAAACGTGTTTCTGGTGGTTTTGGTAAGAATGTCGATAGGGGCATCAGAACCACAAAATCTGTAAAATCGGTTGGGTGTTCCATATTAAAAATGTTGGTTGAACAAGAACAACTTTTGCTAAACGATTTCAACACAATACAAGAACTTTCTAGATTTTCCAAAAAGGGCGCTTCATATGAGGCGGAATCGGGGTCGCATGATGATATGGTTATGGGTCTGGTTTTGTTTTCTTGGTTGTCAGACCAAATGTATTTCAGAGATTTGACAGACGTCAACACTTTGATGAAATTGAAGGAAAAGACCGACGAACAATTAGACGATGATCTCTTACCATTTGGATTTATAGACGATGGCCAATCTTTTGAAGAGACATTAAATTGGTGATAAATAAGTTATAAAAACCATTGCGAAAACGGGTTTTATATAAATACCGATACAGATATACAAGCGAAACCCGGATTACGAACATATAAAGGAGAAAAATATGGTTTTTTCTGTAAGTCCATCAGTAACAATACGCGAGGTTGATGCTACGGCTGTAATACCAGCAATTTCGTCAACCCAAGCTGCTATTGCTGGCCCATTTTTGTGGGGTCCAGAACTAGAACCAGTTTTAGTTACATCTGAAGCTGATTTGGTAGCAAGATTTGGTAAACCAACAAGTTTTAATGCCGAAACATTTTTTGTCGCGGCTGACTTTCTTGCATATTCTAATGCACTATACGTTACACGTGTAGCAGAAAATGCGACTATAGCAAGTGCAAACAATAGCCCATTTGAAGCTAAGCACAAGGGGTCTTTAGGAAATTCTTTGGAAGTTTCTTATGTGACTTCTGCCGATGCTTATTCGAAGTTGCTAATCGATCTTGCACAAGATGGTATAGCGGCAACAATAGAATTTAACGGAAATGAATTGTCCTTCACATCTGAAGAAGAAATTTCTGAAAATGAAATTACCGCGAATGACATCATAAGACTTGGAAACAACAGTGTTGGATATCAAGATATGCGCGTTGCTTCTTTTGTTGTCACTGGTCCTGTTGCGGATGTTTACACATATACCTTGACATTTGCAAATAGATATACATTGGCTACAGAAGATGCGCTTACTTTGACGGTCGAAAGAAGATGGAAATACTTCTCTACTGTAGATGGCGCACCTGCACAAAACTCAATTCACATTGTTGTAGCAGATAGAGATGGTAAAATTTCTAACTTGGCTGGCACTGTTTTAGAAGTTTTTGAAAATGTTTCGACTGTTGAAAATGCAAGACTAGAAGATGGAACGTCAAATAACTACAAAGTTGTTATTGAAAACAGATCAACTTGGATTGACCCTGTTTTTGATGAAGATGTTGTCAATTCAGATGCACCATACTATTTCTTCTTTGAAGATGGCGAAGATGGTTTGGGTGAAAATACCACACCACAGATTTCTTTTGGGAAATTAGCTGGTGGTTATGATACTTTCAAAAATTCAGAAGAACTTGACATTGCATTCGTTCTACAAGGTAAAGCTCGCGGCGGTGCTAATAACACTGGCCTAGCAAACTACATCATAGCAAACATTTGTGATACTAGAAAAGATTGTGTGTTGTTTATATCGCCTTCACTTGCGGATTCGGTAACACCTATTAATCCTAATGACAAGCTAAATGCGATTGTCAATTTTAGAAACCAATTGCAAAACTCTTCATACTGGTTCATGGATTCAGGTTACAAGTATCGTTATGACAAATACAATGACTTGTATCGTTGGGTTCCATTGAATGGTGATATGGCTGGTCTTTGGGCAAGAGTTGAACCATGGGAATCTGCTGCTGGTTACAGACGTGGTATAATCAAGAATGTAATCAAGCTTGCATTCAACCCAAATAAGGAACAAAGAGATGTTCTTTATGGAAGAGATGTGAACCCTGTAATATCGCAAGCTGGTCAAGGAACACTTCTGTTTGGTGACAAGACTGGTCTTGGATTGCCGTCCGCGTTCAATAGACTTAATGTTCGCAGATTGTTTGTCGTTCTAGAAAAGGCTATAGCAACAACTTCAAGAATCTTCTTGTTTGAATTCAACGACGAATTCACACAGACGCAATTCAAGAATCTTGTTGAACCTTTGCTTCGCGATATTCAAGGAAGAAGAGGCATCATAGATTTCCGTGTGGTTAGTGATTCTACTGTCAACACGCCTGATGTTATTGATAGAAACATATTTAGAGGCAACATTTTCATCAAACCTGCAAGATCTATTAACTTTATTGAATTGACCTTCATTGCTACAAGAACTGGTGTAGAGTTTGATGAAATTGTCGGACAGCCATTCTAATCATAAATAAAACGATGACCGCATATAGTAAAAGGAAGAATGGAAAATGAGTTTCAATATCAACGAGTTTAAATCACAATTGGTGGGTGGCGGTGCAAGACCGTCACTCTTCCAAGTTCAAATAACAAATCCTATAAACGGGGTGGCCGATTTCAAGGTTCCGTTCATGGTAAAAGCTGCTGCTATTCCTGCATCTACAGTAGGAACAATTCCAGTTCCATATTTTGGTAGAACCATAAAAATGGCTGGTGACAGGACTTTTGACGATTGGACAGTAACAGTCATAAACGATGAAGATTTTGCAATCAGAAATGCGATGGAATCTTGGTCAAACGCATTGAATTCGCACGTTAGCAATACAAGAGCTACACCAAACGAATACAAAGCACAAGCACAGATTACGCAATTTGGAAAAGATGGAACACTTCTAAGAGAGTATACTTTTGAAGGTATCCACCCAATTCAAATTTCGGAAATCACAACTGCTTGGGATCAAACAGATGCGATTCAAGAATTTACTGTCACTTTCCAGTATGACTTGTGGAGAATATCTGGTGGTGTTACTGGCAATTCTGTCACTTAATTAGTTTTGTCTTGATGATTGTGAAAATATAAAGGAGTGATGAATTTTGAGACTTTTCGGATTTGAAATAAAAAGAGCAGAAGACGATGTTGACAATCAACCAGTTTCTTTTGCCGAACCGATAAACGATGACGGTGCATTAAACGTAGGAACTGCTTTAGGCGGTTCCTACGGCATGATGCTCGATCTGGAAGGTTACGCCAAAAGCGAAGCTGAACTTGTTACTAGGTATCGTTTAATGACACTTAGTCCTGAAATACAACAAGCGGTTGATGAAGTTGTTAATGAAGCTATAAGTGTAGATTCGCACCAAAAAGTGGTCAATGTTGTTCTCGATGATTTGGATGTTCCACAAAAGGTTAAAGATAGAATTGTAGAAGAATTTGACACAATTCTTGAATTGTTGGATTTTTCTAACAGTGCATATGAGATATTTGCAAAATTTTACGTTGATGGGCGTATTAACTACCACGTGATCATAGATGAAAAAAATCTGAAAGAAGGCATCATAGAACTCCGCTATCTTGATCCTAGAAAAATCAGACTTATTCGTGAAATGGAACAAGTCCCTATCAGGGGGCAAGGTATGGCTGCTAGCACCAAAAAAATTCGTAAGGAATACTACATGTATTCTGAAAATGGTTTTGGTTCTGCTAAACTTAATGGAACTTCACAAGATTCGAATACTGCTGTTAGCGGGCTGCGAATAGCGAAAGATTCGATAGTTAGAGTCACTTCTGGACTTTTGAACGAAACTAATTCTGTCGTTTTGTCACATCTGCATAAAGCTATCAAGCCATTGAACCAACTTAGAATGCTTGAAGATGCGAATGTGATTTATACTTTGGTCCGTTCGCCAGAAAGACGTGTATTCTACATAGACGTTGGTAACTTACCTAAAGCAAGAGCAGAACAGTATTTGCATGACATGATGGCGCGTCATAAGAACAAAGTTGTTTATGACCCATCTACTGGTGAAATTCGTGATGACCGTAAAATGATGACAATGACCGAAGATTACTGGTTCCCAAGACGTGAAGGCAATAGAACAACTGAAATTGAAACATTACCTTCTGCTGGAACTTTAGGTGACAATGACCAATTGACATATTTCCAAAACAAACTATTCAAGGCTTTGAATGTTCCTACTGGTAGATTGCAACCCGAAAGTATGTATAGTTTTGGCCGAACATCTGAAATAACTCGTGAAGAATTGCGTTTTGCTAAGTTTATAAAAAGGCTAAGAACCCGCTTTTCTATTCTTTTCGATAGATGTTTAGAAAGACAACTGGTGTTGAAGGGTATTATAACACCAGATGAATGGAAGGAAATGCAGAACGATATTCGTTATGACTTTATGAAAGATAACTACTTTGAAGAATTGAAAGAAGCTGAAATTCTTCGTGAAAAATTGACCACATTGCGCGATATTGAAGAGCATGTTGGAAAATACTTTTCACGCGAATGGGTTATCAAGCATGTCCTATTCATGAGTGACGAAGAAATCAAAGATATGCGCGAACAGATTGCTAAAGAAAAAGCGGCTGGCGAATATGATGATGGTTTGGAAGGTGATGATGACTTTGGTGGTGATGATGACTTTGGTGGTGATGGTGGCGATAGCGGCGAACCAGAACCAGACCAAGAAGAACCGCCACAGGATGATGAAGAAGATGTAGAAGCGGAAGAATCTTTTATAAATAAAGGGAAGGTAAGAAAATTTCCCAAAGGGGTACGAAAATGAAGTCATACAAACAGTTAATCTCAGAAGTGGCAATGCCAAAGCCTGAAGATGAGATAGAATTTGTGGCAAAGCATGTCATAAATGTTCTTGACCATCCCACAAGCGAAGACGAACAACATACTGGTTCTATCGTCAAGAAAAAAGGCGGAAAGCGAATAGCTGACTATGATACTGGCGAAGATATGGCGGTTTATGAAAACGCATTTATTATGGCCGCTTCAGATGCAAAAGTCAAAGAAAAAAAGAAATTTGATTTTGATGAAAAAGAATATCCAGTAAAGATAAAAGCTGATGTCGCTAAAAAAGTAGTTGGTGAAGCATTAGACTTATCAGAACTAGACGAAGAAAGCTTTGAAATTTTCTTGGAAGTGGCTTCCGTAGAACAACTTGATGAATTTGTTGGTAAGCTTGCTGGAAAAATAGTCCGTGGCGCTGCTAGAGGAATTACAAAGGGTATTTCTGCAGGCGCTAAAAGAGTAAGCGTTTCTGGACGTGCAGACGCGGCTGAAAAACGCGCCAACGCGATGGAAAAAAAGCGCAAGGATATGGAAAGACTTAAAAAAGCGAAAGAACGTATCGCCAAACTCCAATCATCTGGAAAAGCTAAACCAGAACAGATGCAAAAAGCCAAAGAATC